CATGACCAACGTATTTAAAAAGTACTAATGACCCTCCAAGCAATCCGTTCTATCTACGAAGCCCCAGTCATAGCAGCATTGGGAGCCTTAACCCCCGCTGTCTCTTGCTACGGAGATAACCAAACTTATACCGATGATGATGCGACAACTGAGTACGCTCTAATTCGAGTTAATTTCACAGGTACAACCGAAATAAATTTGGGTGCGAGTCTGGAGAACCTTCGCGGAGTAGTCATTGTTGAATGCTTCACACCTAAGAACATCGGACCCGCAAGAGCGCAAGAGATGATTACGTCTGTAATGACTGCGCTCAATAATCTAAATACCTGTAGCCCTCATCCTTCAACTGGCAGTTATGGCAGAGTTGGAGAAATAAATGGCCCTAATTTTGCCGCGCTATCAGATAAGCCTCATTACATGGCAAGCATTAGCTGTCCTTTCAAAGCAACTCATTTAAGTTAGACTCTAATTAAGTACGAGCCCCCGCGTACAAACGCCCCCGCTGTTGTTTCGACTCTTTCTATAAAGAGCTAGACCCATACCAGTTTCTTGCTCAAGTCAAGTTCTGACTGGCACTGATGGCAGCGTTTGGTTTCAGCCAGCGTCTACAGAATTTTGCCTAAAGGACTACTCCGACTTCCCCGCCGGAACCTCAATCACGGTTCCATCTGATCACGACTTTCGTATCAACGACCCTGTTAAGTTCACTGTCCAAGGATCAGCGACTTTAGTTTCTGCTCTAACAGCCGGTACTACTTATTACGTTGTTGCTAAGACAGCGACAACAATTGATGTTGCTGCGACAGCCGGTGGATCAGCAATAACCATTACCGCAAACGGTGGTTCTGGTAGTGCAGATTCATCAAATACCAGTGTCAATCACATCAAGATTGATTACGCGGAATTTGCTGCAATCTGTCAGGTGAAATCCTTCTCTATTGATTTATCAAGAGAAGAGATTGATACCACAGTTCTACCTTGTGCTGTTAACACCACAGGTTCACTAGCTTCATTTAGAACAATGCAAGCCGGTTTTGCCTCTGGGTCAGGTTCAATGGAAGTTCAGTTCACTGATGACCAAACCAATCTTGCTAACCGTTTACTCGGTAACAGCATGAGAAGGAATCAGGACGGCGCAGAAGTACGTCTGTTTATCAACACTGTTGGTACAACTGCTGATCCAAGCCTCACTGACAGCCTTTACATCCAAGCCCCTATCTCAATCATGGGATTTAGCTTGAATGTCACACCCGAAGACGTAATTATCGGTTCATTAACCTTTAGTCTTTCTGGTCAACCAACTCATTTACTTGGTAACTAAACTAAGTTAGGAATGTTCACAAGCCTCCTATGTCTGCGGGAGGCTTTTTTATGCTTATAATTAGGTAACTTAATTAAGTAACTATGAGTCTGATCGACGAGCTAAAGAAAGCAGCCAATCTAAAAGCGTCAAAAAGAACTGTTGTCTTAACAAACGGCAAAACAATTGAGTTTTATTGCACACCATTAACAATGGCCGAGCGCGAGAAAGCTCAATCCCAAGCAAAGAATCCCGAAGACACCAATACACTTGCCCTTCAACTTTTGGTTAACAAGGCCCAAAACAAGACAGGAGAGAAGTGCTTTAACGTCAGTCATATCGCAGAGTTAAAGCATTTATGCAAAGAACAGGATGTCCAAGCTCTCATGCTTGCAGTGATTAGCGACACTGACGAAGAGGAGGCCCCAACCGACATGAAAAGAACTAGAAAAGCAACTCCGGAAGGATAATTTTATGATGCTTTCCTTCGGAGTCGCGAAGGAATTAGGCATGACAGTCCAACAGCTTTATCAAAACATCACTCTTCAAGAGTTATTAGCTTGGTCTGCATATTTTTCAATCATCAATCAAGAGCAAGAGGAAGCTATGAAAAAGGCTAGACGACGCTAAAGTGTTAAAACAACCTAGTTGAGTTAGACCGTTGGCAATTTACGCAGCCGATATTCAGATCAATGTAAAAAATAAAGGCGACCTTCGTACCCTCGAAAGTCGTTTTAAGAAGATAGAAACAGCAGCGGTAAGTTTAAGCAAAACACTTAAAGGTCTTGGTCGTCGTAATGCAATAAAAGTCGATACCCGCGCTGCAATGTCAGCAATCAGCGCACTTGAAGCCCGTATCCGTGGATTAAATAGAACAGTTAATCTTGATGCCCGATCATCAGCGAGTGGTGGAGGTGGTATGTCCGGCGCGGCTATCCCATTAGCTGCGGCTGCACTTGCCGGTGGTGGTAGATCTACCTCTACAGGAAGAGGAGGATCAATACTTAGTCGGAGACGACAGGAGTTAGCCGGAACGGTTGATACTGCGAAGATGGCAAAACTGGCTGAGTTAGAGAAGAAGATTGCGACGGCAATGGAGAAACAAGCAAGGTCAGCAGAAAAGCTAACAAAGGCGACGGCTGCAAAAGATTCAAGAAAACAGCAAATTGATGAGTTAGACGCTCAATGGGAAAATTTAAGTAAAGTTATTACTGGTAAAAAACGTAAATCTCGTTTTGGTAGTCGGGAAATAAATGTACTAGAAGGACAAAGAGATGCGGTAGATAAATTACGTAAGAGTTTAATGTCGGAGAAGATTGAGAAAATAAACGCCGAACATGCAGCCAAGCAATTAAATGATGAGAGAAAGAAGGCTCTTAAGATACTGGAGGATGAACAAGAAATTATAAGATCCGGTAGTAAGAAAAAATTAGAGTCACTTAAGCTAACCGATGAACAGAAGACAGTTCAAGGTGAACTCAATAAGCTACAGGTCAAAGCCGGTGAACTTGAGTCAAAGCTTTTACAAAAGAAAGATGCAATAACGCAAGCGGAAGCAAGGCAACAGAAGGCTAAAAATGTACTAGCACAAACGCAAGGAAGAATAAATAAAGGACTTAATGTCAACGCGGATACATTAAGGCGACAAAAAGGTGAATTGGACAGTGCGAATAAGTCGTTAGCAGCAAATAATAGGTGGTATCAGAAATGGGAAAACGAATTAAGAGGCGTTGGCAAACAAATTGATTCAGTAACAGAAAAACAAAGATTACTTAACTCAACAACCGCAAAGATGCCAGCCGGCGGTTTGATGGGTCAACTTCGTGGAGGATTTAAAGATATAGGAGGAATGAAGGGAGCGATGGGCGCAGCCGGAAAAGGTGCGCTAGCTTCCGCTGCTTTAATTCCGGGTGTTGCTCCTCTGGCAGTTGGTGGATTCGCCGGTGCGGCTGGAGCTAAAACCGCCGGAGCCGCCGCAGTTGGTGGAGGTATTGGTGTTGCTGTAGCTGCGGCTGTCCAAGGAACCGTCGCTCTAGTTGAATTTGCTAGAGCATCAGCGCAAGTTGCGGCTGAAATGGACCGCATGAGAGTTGCACTTAGTGGCGTTGTTCCTGACCAAGAAAGTTATAATACTTCGCTAGAAAAAGTATCAAAATTATCTAACAAATATGCAATTTCACAGAGAACAATTCTGAAAGGATTTACCCAACTTCAAGCATCAGCAGATGCCGCAGGTTTCACTGTTGAAGATACCGGTAAATTGATGGAAGGATTGTTAGCTAGAACGCTGGCAAGTGGTAAAGGAATAGAAGAATTTAAGGGCGTTATGTTAGCCGCTTCTCAAATATTATCGAAAGGAAAATTACAAGCAGAAGAGGCGAGAGGCCAGATAGGGGAACGGATCCCGGGCTTTATGGCTGATCTGGCGAACTCGATGGGTATATCAATGCAACAGTTAGATAAAGCGATGGAACAAGGTGAAGTTACGCTAAAAGACTTCTTTAAATTAGGGGAAGATCTACTTAAAAATAATGAAAAGATAGCCGTACAAATGGCAAATAGTTATGCAAACGCGGGCATGAGATTAGATAAATCCATTGAAGATTTGCAGATGGCTATGGGCGCAAGATCTATGATAATTGGTGCTAAATTCCAAGAAGGATTAAAGGTAGTAGTTGATATCGTTGCGGAGATTGTTAAGGCGTTAAATAGATGGAGAATTGCAGAGCTTAAACTAACTATTGCCATCGGTAAGAGGATGCAATGGTTAGCTGGCAAAGGAAAGGAGGCTCCAAACCCTTACTTAGCTAAAGATATAGAAGAGCTAAGAATATTAACTGGAGAACAAGAAATCTTAACTAAGGCTAAGAAAGAGCAATTTGAAACAGAAATCAAAGGAGCCGCACAAACCGCAGCAAACTTTAAGAAGATCGAGGATCGCTTAAAGATAGACATAAAATATCAAGAGAATCGTATAGCTCTCGGAGAAAAAGAGGCAGAGATATTAAGGGAAATAGCAGAGGTACAACTCCAATTTGAAGGAAGAGATATAAGTGACATTGAAGAAAAAATAAGAACACTAAAAGATTTAGAAGATCAAACCGTATCTAATAAAGTTGCCTTTATGGAGTTGCAACAGGAGGCAGCGCAGAGATTAAAAGATTTACAGAATCCAGTTGAACAGCTTCGTAACATTACCGCCGCTTTTGAGGATGGGTTCTCAAACGCAGTAAGAGAAGTAGTTAAAGGAACAAAGAGTATTGGTGATGCTATTGCTTCAATGCTCAATCGTATAGCTGACGCAATGATTCAGAATGCGGCTGATATGGCAGCGGCAGCGGCTAGCAATGCCTTAATGAAATTCCTTGCTAATGCTTTCTTATCTAATATTGGTGGAGATGTCATTAATCCATCAGCAGGGACAACCACCGGTATGTCCACTTCTCAAATAGTTGCACAAGACAATACTTTTTATGGTAATTCGTTCCCTAAAGGTTCTTTTGCCTCTGGAGGATACGTTGATCGTCCTACCAATGCGCTTATCGGAGAAGGCGGTGAGGGGGAGTATGTCATTCCTGAATCTAAGCTTGCGTCTAGTCTTTCCAGATTCCAAGCGGGTCATCGTGGTAACTCAGTAGTTCCCGGTGGTGTTGGTAATTCAGGCGGTTCAGGTGGAGGGTCTGGAGAAGTCACAGTTAATTACACCGGTCCTACTCTTAACTTCAATGGTGATGAATATGTACCGCGCTCGGCTGTTCCACAGATTATTAATAGTGCAGCGATGGCCGGAGCAACAGCGGGTCGTGCTAACACAATGAAAGACCTAAAAAATTCACGTAGCCAGAGATCGAGGTTAGGTTTATGACCGTTATTGCTTTAACCAACTTCCTCACAATTACAGATGTGAACGGAGGTTTGCAACATCAATTTCAAAATGGTTTATATGACGGACTCATATCAAGTTCTGACAAACTACCTGAAACCTCACCATATAAGTATTTAAGTTTTATCTACCAAGGTGCGGCAAAGAATCGTAACGGAGATAATTTAGAGGCTTCGATTATGCTTGCTAATACCGGTTCAAGGGAAGGTGCAACAGGACAAGCAAATAAGTTATCCATGAATTACGCGAAGGAAGCGGTGGAATATAAATGGCATCTACAAGTAACTACGTGTTTGATGAATGCGACGTTTGATTCAATTCAAACTGTATTAACAGATGAGAAATGGTTAGCAGCAACAATGAGTTATGACTCTGAATCAATTGAATTAGTTTTAAGTTCTGCGATAGATGCGGTTGGAGCTAATGCGCCGACAAGGGTATTGACCTCAAAGCAAGTTGGATATCTACCTGTTACCGGTTCGATGCAAAGTCGTTGAAACCACATGAGTTACTAGGTTTTCCTTATCGTTTAGGGGCAGATCCAAATAAACATGGTGCGGCAGATTGTTTATCTTTGGCTAGAGAAGTAGTTAATTATTATGGGTATTCGCTACCACCGGCACAGCGTGATTGGTATCGGAGGTTAAGAAGAAAAGATTACAGCGTGTTTTCTGAGGAGTTAAATCGGTGGGGAATCGAATCAACCCCTAAACTAGGAGCAATAGCCTTATGTGAATCCGATTACGGGTTAGGTTTGGCATCTTATTATTTTGAGGGATGGCTGAGTTTCCAAGACAGATTAGGCAAGTCGGCGGTGGTATGGAGTCCCATCGAAGCCCTCTCGGTCCACGGCGTTTACTTCCAGCGGAAGCCGATCTCTGTAATGCTTTAGGTATTGAGGAGTCTGATTATTGGGAATTTGTTGACTTAATTCAGTTACATAGGCCAACCCGACCTAGTGAATATGACCGTATCCCCAATATCGTTAATGATCCTGTAAGTCTTGGTTATGCGTCATGGACGGCTTTTGCTGTCAATGTCGCGGTAGGTATTGCAATAAGTTATATAGCTTATTTACTAACACCAAAGCCACGCCAACAAACACCGGGTACAAATTTAAGGACTGAAGATAAATATGGTTCTCGCGCTTACGCTCCACAGCAGGGATTTAATACTGTCCAAGAGTTAGCAACATTAGGCGCAATTATTCCTCTGATTTATACCAAGCAAGAGGGATCAGGTGAGTACACAACTGGAGGTGTACGTGTTAACGCTCAACTCCTTTGGTCACAATTAATCAGTCTTGGTAGATCACAGCAGTTAAAAGCTTTAGCTCTTTTCTCTCATGGTCAGATTGCACTTAAGCCTGAGTTTGCTGGTTATGCGATTGGTGATTTATTAATCGAAAACTACAACAAATCTAAGGTTGCGTTGTACTTCAGAGAGGGAACCGCGGTTAACGATAATCGAATTACTACCGGTGATAAGTACAGCGAAGGCACGTTACCCGAATCACCTTTTAGTGATATTGGCGGTCAAACAGATCCTTTTTCTGTTGAATTTCCAGTCAACTTAGTC